GATTGATAAGGTATCGGAATTGGTGGAGCAGGCATCGAAAGCGCAGACGATTCTTCCAGGTGTTTCGCTCTATTCATCGATTACCCCTGACGGCGTGAAGAAGGAGTTAGGTGGAACAGCCGCAATGGCGGGCGGCGCGATAGCAAGTGCGATAGCCGGCAATGTTATAGCAGAAACCCACTTAAACCCAATACACTATCTATTATTAGTTACAGTTGTAACGGTTATTCTTGGTGGAGTAATCGTTACCTATCATCGATCAAAAAATGTCCCAGAACAACGAGATGATGCCCCTCCCGAGCCAGGAATTCTTCGAAAGCCTGATCAAGCGGGCAACAAATAATGGGCCTTTTGCTCCAATTATTATTATTCGCTTTACAGCCACGTGGTGCGGACCATGCAAGCGAATCGATACTCAGGCACTTCTCAACCTGAGTGAACATATTAAATGGTATGTATGTGACTTGGACGAGAACGACTACACCCCTACGTATGCTGGTGTAAAGACCATTCCGTGCTTTTTGGCAATTGTGAATGGTGTTCCTCAGCCTATTTTCCAGAGTTCGGATACGATGAAGGTTGCGGAGTGGATTAAGGGCGGGTTTAAGGCCTGAAAGGCCTACTGTGTTTAAGGCCTTTTAGGCCTACTTAACTCGCAAACATCAGTCTCCCACGGCCTTCCTTGATCGTATAGACATTCCACCCTTCCGTAAATAATCGCATCTCCGCTTTGCGTTGCGCCAGTATCGCATTGGTATTAATATTTGCCAATTCGATATATAACGTCGGCCGGTCCGCCGTCGTAAAATTAACGGTTCCTTCAGGCTGTCGTGGAGCAGGGTACATCGTTCCATATTTTTCGCCTGTGGACCAGTTCATCGAGCCAATGTGCATGACATTACCCTTTTCATCTTTTGATAATGAATTCAATTGATTCCAAACCATCGGCGTATATAGCTCTTCTCGATCTTTACCTGCAATCACCAGTTTCAGGTCATAATAAAACTCGCCATAGGGTGTGGTATACGGTTGTGCTGCATTGGGGGCATGAGAATCGAAAAAATCATTATACCAGTGATCGAGTCGATTGATATCGATTGCATTTTGGGAACGAAAGAACCATACCATGCGTTCCGTGGGGTGCCGGCCGTCCAATTGCCGTGTAACGGCTGCTACGCCGCCTTTATCAAGAGGAATGAAATCCAGCTCTCCAAACGTAAAATAATTATCAAACTGACGACGAAATGGAATCTCGATCGGCTTAGAACGGAGTTCTTCTTGTACTTTTGATGGAACGTAGTGCTGCACAGTAGAGAGCAAAATGCGCGGCTTTGCCATCTGAAGAATTGACAACGGCGCAAACGTATAGGTCGATCCATTTGTAAATGTATAGTTCATAGAGGGCACATTCCATGGAGCCGGTTTAAACACGGTAGAATCGCTGCATACGACCAAATCTTCCAGTTTACGAAGGGTTCCTTTAATACGAAAGGTTTGCCAGGGTACCGCTGTTAGAGGGAATCCGCCATCACCAGGGCATTGCATGCCAGGAAGAGGTAAGATAATTCGGAGATGTCCAGGTGTAGCACGTATCTGTAGACCTCGTGCTGTTGTCAGCCCTGTTGTCGAATCCGTTGTCTCTAATGCACCTCCTTTCAATTGATCTAAAAAGCTCCTATTTAATGATCCTTCTGTCATTTGTTTGGCGAGTAGACTGTCGCCGCTCCATTCTTGAATCAAGAACTGATCTTGATAGAATTGTAGTTTTTCAAAGAGAAAATATCCTACATAGTTTACATATCCATATGACCGTCCACCGAGATCCGTAATCGAATACAACCCATTGGCGCGTTCAGGGGGTGACGGTTGTCCGTTGGGTTGTACAGGAAGATATGGAAGCCATGACGGTAAATCGATTTCAATGGCACATTCTGTCATAACATCGCCATAGGGATCAATTTCGACTTCAAAGCTGTTTCCAAATACGGCATCGGCCAAGGGGACCATGGTACGACGTTCTGCCAAATGATGAACGGAGGATTCATACCGTGCATCATAGGGAAAGATGCTATCTTTGGTGTCTTTTACGAAATAATTGTCTTTTACACCGCGCGCAACGAGCTCAAAAAGAGCCCCTTGCCCACTGGAGGCATGGATCGTTGCCATTCTACTGAATGGCACAGAAGGAACGGTTTATACTCTTACAATCTGGCAGTCAGCATGCGCACAAGTGAAAGAAAAACACCGGATAAGATGGAGAGACCGAGCGCCATAGCAATGTTAAAACGATAAATCAAAATGATAAACACCGCCAGACTGGAGAGAATGGAAATGATCAAGATTCCCATGGCCTCGCCTACTAGCTCGCTCTTACTGGCCTTGGTGGTGCTGATATTGGACAACAACATGCGATTCAGTGATGCCGTAAGCAGAGACGCAAGAACGATCACTGCAACCATTCCACGCCAATCCACCTGATAGGAAAATGCCGCCGTATACACGATGAACACATTGATAAATGAAACAACTGCAACCTCAAGAGTGACTTCCTCTGGTGTAAGATACATGATTCTACTTTGATTACCTAATAAAATTTGATACACATTTTACCATTTAGAAAGGGTACCATGACCAATCTGGTGATTGTCGAATCGCCGGCCAAGTGTCAAAAAATCCAAGGATTTCTAGGTGCTGACTGGCGCGTCATGGCAAGTATGGGTCACATTCGAGCCTTACAACAGGACCTGGACGCGATCGGTATCGAACGCGATTTTGAGGCAAAATACGAATGGATCAAGGAAAAATCCAAGACCATTAAGCAACTCAAAGAGGCCGCACAACAGGCTACGACCATCTATTTAGCCGCCGATGCAGATCGTGAAGGCGAGAACATTGCCTATTCTGTATGTCTCTTGCTCAAACTGAATCCTGCAACCGCCAAACGAATTACGTTCACGGAAATCACTGAAAAGGCCATTCAGCATGCCGTTCAACACCCGCACACGATTGACATGAATCAAGTCCATGCTCAGCAAGCACGCGCAATGCTGGATATGATGATTGGATTCACGGTCAGTCCGCTCCTATGGAAATATGTCGCCCCCTCTCTTTCCGCAGGACGATGTCAAACCCCTGCCTTGCGTCTGGTCATTGAACGAGAAGACGCAATTCAATCCTTTCAGGCATCGTCCAGTTGGCAGCTTCATGCAACCTTTCAACACCAGGGGCTATCGTTTCCTGCCACGCTTACCGATGAATTGGACGACGAGGACTCGGCCATCAATTACATGGAAAACATTCATCAAACCACGAATGCAACCGTTCAAAAGAAAGAAATCAAACCGTGGTCAGAATCGGCTCCGCCGCCTCTTATGACGAGTACACTCCAACAACAGGCCAGCGCCCTCTTTGGAATGAATCCTAAAAATACAATGAAGATTGCGCAGCGATTGTATGAAGCGGGTCACATTACCTATATGCGAACGGACAAAGCGGTATTATCCGATGAAGCCAAACAATCTGCCAAGGAATGGGTTACTTCACACTATGGAGACGCGTTCGTAGGAGAAGACAGGGTTTCAAAGAAGGTAAAAAAAGAGGGGGCGCAAGAAGCCCACGAGGCCATTCGTCCAACGCATATCGAAATAGAGCACGTTTCAGAAGATGCATTTGAGCAGAAAGTATACCGATTGATCTGGCAACGGACGATACAATCGGTCATGGCAGCAGCAAAGGGCGAATCATGTCATATCACCGTTCAGATCGACGGAGACGACGATTTTACATGGCTGGCTCGATGGAAACGTACTACGTTTGACGGGTGGAAACGCGTCGGCCAGGTGGCCAATATCGAGGACGAAGAGGAATCTCAAGAAGAGGCTGCAAATTGGGAGAAGGCTTCCTTATTAAAAGAAGGGGATACTGTTGAATGGGCTACTATAAGGGCAGAGCCAAAGGAGTCGAAAGCAAAAGGACGGTATACGGAGGCGACGTTGATCCGAGAATTGGAAACCTACGGCATCGGTCGACCGTCAACGTTTGCTTCTCTCCTTTCGGTTATTCAAGAAAAACACTACGTTGAGATCGTCAATCTTCCGGCGAAAGAGGTACGAGTAACCGAATATACACTTCCACCAAAGAGTTGGCCTCCTTCGAAGATAGAGCGTGTCAAAAAGACAGGAGCAGAAAAGCAGAAATTGGTTCCGACCGATCTAGGACGATCGGTTTGGAATTGGTTACGAGGACAATTGGAGGATCTCTTTGCCTATGGATTTACGGCACAGATGGAACAGCGTCTGGATCAGATTGCTCATCCGACCGATCGATCGATCTCTTGGAAATTGCTTCTTCGTGAAATCTGGAATTCATACCATGAGCGATACCAAACCTTGATGAGCGGTCCAGGATCGAAATCGAGTGATCGATCCAATCCAAAGATCCGGACATTCTCCAACGGGATCAAAGCCGTTCAGTCCAAGAAGGGCCCGATCTTATTAATTGAAGGAGTGACAAAGGAACAGACACAATTCCTGGGTTGGCCTAAGGGTGTAGCATTTGATGAAATAACAGAAGAGCAAGTGATCGAATTTCAGAAACTTCCGTCCGGATCGATCTTGGGATCATGGAATGGAGATCCGATCGAAAAGCGATCTGGGAAATTCGGAACATATCTTCAAGCGGGATCGATCACCATTCCGTTTCAGGAGGGGGAGGAGATCGAACAAACGATGTCGCGACTCGAGGAGAAAAAGAAAGGCGGTGCCGGAGTGATCCAAACTTTCAAGGAATTTGTAATCCGGACGGGCCCGTATGGCCCATACATCATGAAACCCGCCCTCAAAAAACCCCAATTTGTCTCCTTACCAAAGGGGATCGATCCTTCAAGTTTAAAGGAGAAGGAAGTAGAAGCCCTCTATCGACTCGGATTGGAAGAGAAAAAACGGTATAAAAAAGATGCAGATAAAAAGAAGTAATAGGTTGAACCCTATATGTGTACATATGATACAGGGAAAATAGAATCACCATATATCAATAATTAAAATAGAAATACTAAGAAATGGTAGAAGAAAAAGGCGTGATGATGATTAACGGAAGCGATCCCACAGGGAATGATACGCCACCGCGTTCACGATCGGTTTCTCCTACGAGATCCACAACAGGTGTGTCAGAAGTTCGTAAAGAGAAGCGTTTTTTAAACGGTTGGTCCAAACAACAAGAGATATTGATGGCAGATTGGAGCGATTTGGCGATGAGTTACCGATGGTTACATGATAAATCGGAAAAGCATTTTCATATTCGAAATCTTCGCATTAACTTACCTGTAATTATGTTGACGACTCTAGGAGGAACCGCAAACTTTGGAATTCAATCCTTATTCACGGACAACACATCGAAACAATATGCCAGTTTTGTGATTGGTGGAATTTCGTTATTGGCTGGATTAATGACAACGATGGGAAATTATTTACGGTATGCGCAATTGGAAGAATCACATCGTGTGGCATCGATCGCATGGGGTAAATTTCAACGCCTAATCGCAGTAGAATTGGCGATGAAACCAGATGATCGAATGGACTCGATGGATTTTTTAAAGATTTGTCGCGCGGATCTCGATCGACTGATCGAACAGTCGCCGCCGATTCCAGAGACGTCCATTGAGATGTTTAAAGAAGAATTTGGTTCCATTTCGGATCTGAAGAAACCAGACATCTGTGGCGAATTAGAGCATACAAGGATCTTTGAGAGTTCCGAGTCTCGCTTAAAACAGGTCCTTGGAGATGCCGCACTGATGTTACGTCATAAAAGGAACGCATTGAATGAGTTATTGTC